GCGTGGAGCTGATCGCCGGCGTTGCGGCCGCCTTCCTGTGTGGGGCCGGCGCCAGCCGCCTCGCGCTCCCGCGCCAGGCCACGATGCGCCCCCTCTCCATCGAGGGCCTCCACATCAAGAGCGAGCCCATCGCCTCCGGTCAGACCCTGTCGCGCGCGGCCGCCTGGACGTGCCCCACCGACGTCTACGTGATCGGCTGGTCTTACAACGTGGGCGCCATCGGCGCGAACCCGGAGCTGTTCCTGATGCACCGGGACACCGTGCTCTTCTTCGGCCAGCGCGGCGGCGGCGCGCCCGGCGCGAACCCCGCCTTCTACCGCGAGGGCGCCGGCTACCGGCTGCCGGCCGGCGAGCCGCTCTCGCTGCGCCTCACCATGACGAACCGTGGCGCGCCCGGCGACACGCAGGGGGCCGCGGCGCTGGTCTACTTCGTGCCGGTGGCCGGAAACTAGCGCCGCTCGCGCTTCACGCGCTCCGGTGGCGGATCCGGCGCCGCGGCGGAGGCCTCGGCTTTGGCCTTCGCCTTCCGGCTGGCCATCACGTGCGGCCACTCGTCGGCGAAGGTGGCGGCCGCATCGGCCAGGCGCCCAGGCTGCCTCAGCATTCCGCCCCGCAACGGCCACTGCGGTGGCCCCGACGGCATCCCGCTGAACCGGTCCCACGTGACCTCGGAGAGCCACCAGCGGACGGCTTCGAGCGCGTCCTCCGGTCCCTGCCGTATCGCTGCGGCCGGACATATCGTCGTTTCAACCCGTGCCTTGCCGTCGCTCCCTACGCCGAAACGGTGGACTCGATCTCTTCGCTGACCGTCGCATCCGAGGGCGTCGGACCAGCCACGCTCGCGGTGGGCGTCGCATCCGAGGCGGGCGATTCGGGCCGGCTCGCCGTCTCCGCAGAAGACGTGGAGCGCGAGCCGGAGAGAAAAGTCTCGACCCTGGACAGACCCGCCAGGTTGTTGAGGGTCATCAGGACGAAGAACAGCATGTCGTCGTCGGCCTCCTCGAAGAGGCCGCTGCTGGTCGTGATGTCGGTGCCGTCGACCCTGAAGCCGGACACGCTCCGCACGTTGTCCACGACGGTCTGGCGCAGCTCGTCCTTGGGGACGATCTCGTAGCAGTTGGCCAGGATGGTTGCCTTCTCGGAGGCGGCCAGGCCGTCGGCGTGGCCCCGCTCGATCTCGGAGAGGACCTGGATGACCACCTTGCGCAGCGCCTGCTTCTCGTGGCGGCGCAGCCGGCGCATCTCCATCTGGACCACGGGGCCGTCGGGGTTGCCGGGTTCGGGGCGGTAGCTGATCTGCTCCCACCGCTTCAGCTCGAGGATCTTGGAGCTCATGGCCGCGAAGATGCGGCCTGGGCGCGGCGCGATAAAGGTTTGCCGCCGGAGGTTTTCTCGCCGGGGGCGGGGAAGCGGAGCAGGACCTGGTCGCGGACGCTGGGGTCGGCGCGCAGGGCGGCCCGAACGAGCGGGGCCTGGCCGAGGTCCAGCGGGTGCTCGTTTGCACGCGCAGCGACGGCCGTCAGCAGCGCGCGCGCCGCCGGCCGGCGCACGCCAAGGGCCCGCAGCTCGAGCTCGGCCGCCTCGCGCCACCCCCGCGGCCGCCCGCGCCGGGCCGGCGCCTCGGCCCGCAGATCGTGCGCCGCGGTCCTCGCCAGCGCGCGCGCCACGTGGAGGTGGCCGGCCAGCTCGGCGCCGACCGGCTCCTCCAGGTCGAGCACGGCCGTGGCCGCCTCCTCAAACCGGGCTAGGCGCGCCAGGCCGGCCGCCACGGCGCGACGGCGAGCGCTCGCGACGGATGGGATAGCCGACCGCTGCGCCGCCCAATACGCGGCCAGCAGCGCGCGCCCCAGAGCGTCCAGCGGCACAGCTGTGAGTCGGGAAAGGATCCCGCGGAGCCTGCGCGTTTCAACGCGCGAGGCGCCCGCGGTCAGCCAGCCCAGGTCCAGGTCGCCCTCAGATCAGGGCCAGGAACACGCTGTCGTCGCCGGTGGTCGAGTCGTAGCAGCGGCCGACCAGCTCCAGCGCCACCTCGCCGGCCACGTCGCCGACCTCGGCGTCAGGGATGAACTTCGGGATGTTGATGGCCAGGATCTGCCCGGGCGTGATGCCGATCTGGATGTTCAGGTTGTACGAGGTCAGGCCGTCGGCGTTATCCCAGTAGCCCTCGACGGTGCCCGTGGTCAGCAGCAGGCCCAGCGTCAGGCGGCCGTTCCACCGCCCGTTGTTCTTGGTGCGCTTCACTCCGGAGGGGAACTGGTCGCACAGCTCGCTCTCGCGCAGCTCGATGGAGTTGTCGCCCTGGAACTGCACCTTGGTGAGGCAGTGCAGGGTCGACCCCACGAACACCTTGGTCTTCGTCGGCACCAGCGGCTGGCCGGCCGTGACGGGGGTCGGCTTCGCCGTGCTGTGCGGTGCGATCTGGCAGCCCGGGCCCGAGAACTTCCAGGTCGCCGTAGGAGCCTCGCCGCTGGCGTCGATGCCCAGCTCCAGCATCTGGGCGATGAGGCCGCCGACCTTCTGCCGGAAGTTGTCGCCGCTCAGCCAGGTGTACCCGTGGAGCGTCTTGAGCTGCGCCTTGGAGTACTTGTAGGTGGCGGCCGACACCTTCACGGTGCGACCCGTGGGCGGGTCGGAGGAGAAGGCCTGGTCGATGGTCAGCGTGTCGGTGGACCGCGAGATGACGCGGCGCGTCTCGTAGGCGCCGGCGCCGTCGATGTCGATCGCGATGATGACGTTTCCGCCGGTGGGGATGCCGGACGCGGCGCCGCCGCCGGGCGTGAGCACGATGGAAGTCCCGGCCGAGCCCGCCGCGGTGGTGGTGTGCGCGGTGCAGGCGGTCGACAGGCCGAAGTGGGCCTCCAGCGCCGGGTCCGCGTCGCACTTCGTGGGGGTCGAGCCGTTGCCGTTGGGCGTGACGTCGCCCTCCATCTCCCACTCCGAGGACTCGCGCCCGCCCTGGGTGGTGACCACGGAGGCGCTGTTGTCGCTGTCCTGGTCGCGGTCGACGCGGGCCTTCTTCCGCTTGAAGGGGAAGCGCGTCCGGAACCGCACGAAGTCCGCGCCCACCGGCGCTCCGGGGGCCGTGTTGAACGTGCCCTCGAGCTGGAGAGCGTGCTCGAAGTCGGTCTGGACGAAGGGGCCAGCCATGGCGCTCTACTCCTTTCCCTTGCCCGCCGAGGCCTTCTTCAGCTCCTCGGCCGTCAGCTTCGCCGCCGGCGCACCGGCGTCGCGCACGATCCGGTAGTCGTCGCAGGGCGGCCGCTCCGTGATGCCCTTGGCCGGGTCCGCGACCCGGCCGGCCATGAAGGCCTCCAGCTCCTGCGCGACCTCCTCGGGCACCTCGCAGGGCACCTCGTTGCTGGCCTCGCCGAAGCCGCCGATCCGCTGCACCGCGCCCGGCACGTTGGTGAACACCTTCGCCATCAGGACCTCCCGGCGGCCTTCAGCCGCCAGCTCGTCGTACCGGCCCGGTTCGTCCGGGTTGCCGCAGCACACGCGCTCACCTCCGTCACGGGAGCATCGCCCGCACGGGAACGCTGATCCGGGCGTGGTGGCAGAGGACGCCGGCCAGCATGACGTGCACGTTCTCGGGCCACTGCACCGGCCAGTTCGAGATCACGGTGCCGCCCAGGTTCTTGTCGAGCCGGAACGCCTCGATGACGGCCTCGACGATCGTCAGAAAGGCCTTCTCGCTGGCGTCGGCGTCGAGGAGCGCGTAGTAGCCTCGGATGTCGAAGCGCCAAGGGTCGGCCTGGTCGCAGCCGCCCATGTTGTCGATCGTGAGCGGATCCGACTGCGCCGGGCTCACGCACCAGAAGTGCAGCCGCCCCTGGCTGCCGCCTTTGAGCAGGTCGTTGATCTCCTTCTCGCTGGTGACGTGGCGCCAGTAGTCGTAGACCGGTGCGACGCCGACGATGCCGGTCACGGCCTGCACCTTGGCGGCCAGAGCGGTGCGGATGGTGCCGAGGCTCACCCCCGGCCCCCGAGGCGCTGCACCGCGCTGGCCAGCGCGGCCTTGTAGCCGGCGATGATCCGCTCGCGCGTCGCGGCCATGGCCCGCTCGGCCATGAACACGCCCTTGGTCCCGCGCATCGCGATCTTGCGCGCCACCAGGTAGCCGATCGCGCGCGCCTCCTTCTCGCTGGCGGAGAACTTCCGCCGCGCCCACTCCACCAGCGCGTCGATCGGCGGCCAGTGCGGGCGCACCCCGGTCTCCACTGGCAGCGCGTAGCCCATGGGGTTGAAGGCCCGACCGAAGACGATCCCGTCCGCCGGGGTGCCCATCAGGTCGACCTTCGTCTGCCAGCCGGCCCGCAGGTGGCCGAGGTTGATGGGCGTCGCCGGGATCACGGCGCCGGCCAGCAGCATGACGCCGCGCTCGGTGGCCTTGACCATCTCCTCGCCGACCACGCGCGCGCCTTCGCCTCGGAAGAGCGCCGTGTCCGGGACCTCCATCGTGATCGAGAGGTCCATGGTCAGAACCGCCTACGCCCGTGGAAGAAGTAGTCCGAGGCCACCTCGTTGCTGAACGCGCGGTCCATCTCGGCCACGGCGAAGGCGGCCTGCTGCGAGGTCCCGATCTGCATCTTCTCGGCGTAGCTCTTCCGGTAGCTGGCCGCCTGGGCCCTGTGGTTCTCGCTCTTCGCCCGCCGGTCCACGGCGTCCGCGGTGATGGTGCTGTCGGTGTCCTGGGCGTAGAGCGAGGCGAGCTGGTCGTGCGCGAAGGCCGCGCCTAGATCCGCCAGGGCCTCGTCGTCCGAGGAGGCCACCGTGCTGGTGGCGGCGTTCAGGGTGTGCGGCGTCGTGAACAGCGCCAGGAAGTCCTCGGTGGCCGCCGGGCGCGCCAGGAAGAACCGGAGCTTGAGCCCGCTGTCCAGCCGGACCAGGCCCCACTCCTCGCGCTCCAACACGGAGAGGATCTGGTCCGTGGCCAGGTAGGGGTAGACGACGTCCACCACCACCGAGAAGCCGTCCACGAACCCGGTGAGGCTCGACACCGCGTAGTCGAAGCCCCCGTCGCCGTCCAGCTTCAGGGTCTTCGAGAGTGGCCGGACTTTCTCGTACAACGCGAGCGCGTCCAGGATGGCGCGGTCGACGTCGCACGTCATGTCGGGGCTGGTGGTCAGCCTGGCTGCGGTGTCCTTGATGCGGGCGCTGACCTTGGCCCGGATCTCAGTGATGTTGGCGGCCATCGGTGGCCACCTACATCAGGGCGGAGAAGAGAACCCCCGCCCCGCCCAGGGTGACGTGCGGGTCCACGATGGTCATCGGGGCCGCCGGGGTGACGACGACCGAACCGCCGTTGGCCGGCGCCTGGAGCGACATGACGATCGTGCCGCCCGAGCCGTTCTCGCGGATGACGGCGGTGACGGCGGCCGCGGCCGGGGTGAGCACGAAGCCCCACAGCACGGCGGGACCGGCGCTGATGTCGCCGGTCGCCGTGAAGTGCTTCGGCTTCGATGCTCCCCCCATAAGCGCTCAGGCCTGCCGCTCTACAGCGGCTCCCAGGTGATGGAGATGAACCCGGCGCCCACGTTCAGGCCGGTTCCCACCTTCACGAACTCGACGTTGAGCTGTTCGCCCTCGGCCATGGTGAAGGTGCTGCCGGTGATCGGGATGTCCTTGGGGTCGAAGGCCGTGAAGTTGACACCGGTCGTCACGACGAGCGTGGCGACGGTGGTGGTGCCGACTCCGACCAGCCCCTTGTTCCGGAAGCTGACGGTCGTGCTGTTCGTGGGGTCGCCCGTGATGGCCACGTCGGACGAGAGCTGGATCTGGCGCACGCGCAGCGCGCACGGAGCGGAGAAGACCCCGCGCTCCTCGGTCGCCGTGGCGGCGGCGTGCTGGGTGAAGCTGACCCGCTCCGTGTTCTCCGCCGATTCCCTGCGTCCCGGCATGTTTCGCTCCTCGCTCTCGAAGCGGGGGCGGCGCGGGCCGCCCCCAGTTTCAGATCAGCTCCCCGCTAGGGGACGATGCCGCCCTGCATGCCGCGCCAGTCCATGACGTCGCCGCCGTACTCGTGGCGCACCTTCCAGGACAGCTTGTCGGCCGAGAAGACCGAGCCCGTGTCCTCGCGGTTCTGGACGAAGAGCGCCGGCTCCTGCTGGTTGTCGATGAAGCCGATCTCGATGGTGTTGACCAGCGTGGGGTCGGCCAGGATGAAGTAGTCGTTGAGGTCGCTCATCGTCTCCAGGACGATCAGCTCGTTGAGCCCGTACTTCTGGGCCACGATGTTGGGCTCGGTGGCGTTCTGGCCGCTCACCGGGTAGACCGGGATCGTGGTCAGCCGGATGCCGATCTCCTCCAGCTCCGGCGGGACGATCAGGATCTTGGGCGACAGGCCCAGGACGGTGTTGTTGTCGCGGTCCTTGACGCGCAGCAGGCGCTGGCGGGCGACGTTGACCGTGGTCGTGGAGAGGGCCGCGGTCTGGATGTTGCCGGCCGCCGAGAACCCGCGCGCCGTGGACGCGAAGAAGAGCGCCACGGTGTCGTCCAGGGTGGGGTTCGTGATGATGAGGTCGAACACGAACTTGTGGAGCGTGCGCGCAGCGGCCAGCGCGATCTTCTGGGGCAGCTCCTGCACGAAGCCCACGTCGTCGTTCTTGATGGCCTCGCGGCTGATCGAGACGATCCCGCCGCGCTTGCTGGCGGCGTAGCTGATCTTCTCGTCCGTCGGGTTGGCCATCTCGGGGTAGGGCTGGAGCTGGCTCACGATGGACAGGTCCGCGAAGGACCCCCAGCGCAGCCGCTCCTGGGTGCGGAAGTCGTTGATGCCGCCCACGCGGCTGCAGACCCGGCGCCACCGGTTGGAGTAGTCGGTGGCGCGGTATTCGGAGAGCATGCGCCGCGTCACCGAGTCGCCGAGCAGGTTGGTGAACGTCCCGGTCTGGATGGACTCCAGGATCCGCTCGAACCGGCGGAGCTGCGCGGACTCGCGCATGTAGCCGGTGACGTCGCGGTCGCCCGTGACGTCCTCGTACAGCCGCCGGATCGAGTGGTAGCCGTCCCGCGGGGCGTCGTGCCCGGTCAGCTTCTTGTACTCGGCCCGGACGCGCTCGCTCGCGCCGGCCATGAAGAAGCCGTCGACGCCCTCCAGGATCTTGTCGGCCACGTCCGAGCCCACCTCGAGCGACATGCCCAGGCCGGTGCCGAAGGGCTTGCGGGACTCGGTCACCCGGGCGGCCAGCTTCACGGTGCGCTCCACCTCGGCCGAGATCTCGGCGTCGGAGAGGCCCACGCGCGAGTAGAGGCTCTCGCGCAGCGTGTCGGCGAAGCTCTGGGGCAGCGTCCGGCCCTTCATGAACCGGTCGATCTTGGCCTCGTGGAGCGTGCGCCGATCGGCCTCGCTCAGCATCTGGGTCGCGGCCGGCGCGGCGGCGGCCTGCGCGGGCTGCGCGGCGCCCAGCAGCGCCAGGGCCAGGCGCACGGCGTCGTTGCCGCCC